ATGAGCGTGGACAAGGTGCTTGCATTGGCAAAGACAATCACGACAATACAAATTAAGCTACCTTTGAACAAGGAGGTTTATACCCAAACAATGCTGATGGCAAGACATCAGAAAATAGCAAAACTCTTTGACGAAGAATTTTGGGTGACACGATGACGAAGTCAGGAAATAAACGCCGCTTGCGAGATTTATCAGACTACCGTTCTTTGCCAAAAGCGTTTCGCTCGTAAAGTATTTGCCGTCAGCCTGCTGCGCAAGAGCCTCGGTTGTCAGACCTCTGTCTTCATCAGGCATACACTTGCCGTTGTTGCGTGCCGCTGTATATTGATAGAAATTCTTATAAGATTTAGGTACCGATGTCTCACCAAGCACGCCTTCTTGCTCTATCTCGTCCAAGGCTCCGAATATAATTCTTCCTGCCCTTGCCGTGGCTACCGACAGCTTGACGCTATAGCTTCCTACCTCATACGTCTTGAATTCCGTAAAACTTGTAGTGCCAAGCCATTCCGTAGCCGGCATGACGCCGACTCTCGCAACCACAGCTTCAGAGAACCGCGAAGCATCCCAGCCGCCAGGACCAAGGTCGTAAAGTATATTGCCGGCGTTGTCGAGATACTGCATTACCGCCATGCCGTTTTCGTTTACACCGAAACGTATGTTAGTCTTGCCTATAGTGCCGGCAACCTCCAGCAGTCCGTTATGAATCTTGATAGTCGCTCCGCCCTCAGCCTTTGTCTCCATTTGCGTAACCTTCACCAAGTCGGCGTTTATGGCACCGTCCTTAAACGCAGCAACCTCCTGTCCTGAATTATCGCGGAACACAGCGTTGTCAGACGTGAAGACAATCTTATCCTGCTCGATGTCGATGCCAGTGCGCAGCAGCTTTGCGACAATGCCACTGTCCTCGACATAGCCGTTTGCCGAATCTATCCAGTCGGTAGGCGTTGCACCGACCTCCAACTTCGGCATTGTCACCCACGCCTTTCCGCCTTGTATACAACGGATGAGGACATAGTTAGGTATGCCAGTGCCCTCCGAACGCCAATGTACCCAATAGCGCTTCCACTCGCTTGTGAGATAGAAGCGACGTCCGCCGTCAGCGTTGCTCGTTGTTGTATCGCGCTCGCTATCCTCGGCGAATATGCTTAGATTAGATCCACTCCACATGTATGCGTCGATGCTGCCGGAACCTTTTGCCATAAACGAGAATATATAGTCCTCACCTTTCTTGATGATAGAGCTAACACTCCACTGCGCCATCTCAATGTATTTGGAAGCAGCGTTGGCATATATTACCGAGCATCCATTGTTGTACGACTCGTTAGTGACTACCGAGGCATCCAAGCGCATCAGATTGCCGGTTTTGGCGAACGTGCGCGTATTGTCGAGAAGATTGCCACCGATGTAGTTGTAATCATAGGGCGAAGCACTCCAACCTACAAAGTCCTCCGCCGTGCCCTCTATGAGGATAGGTTGGGCAATGTACACCTGCTGACTCGCAGTAGATGCCTCCACTTTCAAGCACGCCACGGAAATCCACTCATAAAGGGCGTTCGCTGCCACAGTAAAGGCTTTCTGGTAGAGATACCATCCGTCGCTTGGCGTTATCATTGCTACTCCTAAATTCGCACTACCATTCGGACCGGTATATCCACTTGGTCGCGACGTGTCGGTTGCCGAGCTGTGCCACACCACCTCTCCCGTAATAACTACTTTGGCAGACTTCGTGCGTGCCCAGAAAGCCAGCGTGTACGTCTTGCCCTTAGTGACGTGTATGTTGCGAGAGTTCGATGCTTCACCCCAACGTGCACCGCCTACCTTGGCATCGGGCGCGAATACCACATTGGCACCCTCATGCGCCGACGTGCAGTATATCTTAGACCTCAGAAGATCGCAGCCCTCGCCTTGCTTGCGGAACAACGAGCCAACGAGCAGATTGCGTCGCTCAGCAAGAGTGTAGCCCACCTTCAGAGATATCTCGCGTGCCGACTGCAGAATCTCGGAAGAGTATTGTTGTAGTGCTGAGTTTGTTTGCAGCGGCATACCGTCCACCTTATTTGTCAGTTCTGTGTAGTTTGACTGCATCTTCTTCGCATCTGCCTTTAGTCCACCGAAGTACTTAGTATAGTCTAAGTGCCACGTCAGGCGCACGACGAACGTCTTGCCACCCACCACCACCGACACATCGACATAGCCATCGGTGTAGTACATAGTATTGCTACCGGTGCTGTATGTGCGTATGGAGTTGATACGCACCGATGTGCCAGACACACTTGCCGTGCAGTTAACAGGCGTTTTGATAGTAATAGAACTTGCGCTCACGACGGCACCACCCTTGCGGCACACTACTGTAGCATAACCATAGGTGTTGATGCCGCCCGATGTTGTGCCGGATGGTACTCCGTCATCAGAAGTAGAGATGGTGATAGGTGCACCTTGTAGCTCAACAGTGTAAGCATCAGTGCCAGCAGTTCCCTTATCACCTTTGTCACCCTTATCACCTTTATCGCCCTTGTCGCCATCTTTCACAGCCACAATGGTTATCCAGCCACGTGCAAGTATTGTTGCCATATCTTTTTGTTTTTAGAAAATAGGGTGAGGTGCCCTATTTAGACACCTCACAAGTAAATGTACCTCTCACTGCCACATCAGCGTTCGCCACCGTGACATACGGCTTTGTTGACGCATTCACTGGACTTGATGTGCCGCTCCAGTTTGTTGCTACGCCGTTCGAGTTGTACTTAGTCCACTTATACTGATATTTGCAGGCGTGAGTGCTGTCAGCCTTAACAGCTGTGCCGTCTTCGACCACCTGACCATCTTTCCATAGACGTGCGAACAGCTCTGTAGACTGAGCACCATTGACAATTTTGTCGCCAGTGAGTGAGTAAACCTCTACGACATAAGGGTCGCTGGCATCGAAGAATGTGACAATGGCGTTAGCAGTATCAGCACCATCCTTCACCGTGCAGCGGAATGTCTGGAAGTTCAGCACATCGTCGGCATTCACATTCAGCGTGCTCACACCACCCGATGTGGTGACGTTGCCAGCAGCTACTGCACCCCAGGTGCCAGCACTAATATTGAGCACCTCCCACGTCATGCTTGTCATAGTAGTGTCCTGCACATTGCCGCGGTAGAATTTAGCCACAGCACGCAATGGCTTGGAACTATTTGTAGAGTCGAAGGTGTTGCCGTCAGGAGTCTCTATCTGCACCGTCTGTAAAGCACCACCCGACTTAGCCAAGCTGATAGTCAGATAGCCTCTGCACTCTGTGGTAGCTTTGGTCTCGGGGTCGGTATAGGTACATGCCCACTCGATATTCTTCACGCTGCCATTCTTCGCAATGTTGCTGACGATGTTGAGCTGATACGACTTGCCCTGCACTGGTGTCGCTGCTGCGCCGTCTATAGTCCACTTCCAATTGGTACAAGCTGCTGTCGGAGCTTGGTCGGTCGAGCTACCCGTCACATACACACGAGCTGTGATGACGTTAGGTGCACTTGTCGAGTAGTTTGGAGTGTACACACCAGTATCGGGCGTGAAGATCTGGGTCTGACCCTGCGAAGCTTGCGTGAAACACTGAACAGCTTTGCCGTCGTTAAGGTCAACGATTGTGATTTGACCATTCGCTAATACTTTTGCCATAAATTCTTGTTTGTTTAAATTAATAATATCTATATAAATCGTTAAAAATGAAATCTAAATTAAAACCTCACATTCAAACTGCGCCTGCCTTACGACATCATCACTACTCACAACGCAGACTCTACCGATACCCTCATGCAGAGTATTCCACGTTGTATCATCTGCCGTATCTGCCGATTGTCTTCGCCACGACCACGCACTATCGCTTATGGTGTCGCTTATATCCTCGCCGTTGCGTAACAGTTTAGCTTCGAGAGTCAACTGCCCGGTGCCGTTAATCATCACCGTGCCCGATCTACTCGTTATCACTATTTGGTACGCCAAGCCATCCTCGCCAGGATCTCCCTTCTCGCCCTTCTCACCTTCGATTTGCTTCAGCCAGTCCGCCGAGCCGTTCACCGGCTCAGCTGCAGTACCGCTCTCGTTAGTGCAGAGCCACACAGCGTTGTTGTGGTTCACCTGGTCGTAATAGTCGTAAGTAGTGCCACGCTGCCATTCGCCGCGGTAGTTCACCATGTGTATAGTCTGGCCTGATGACGATATCCACTCGAACGACGTAGATGTTATGCGCGAGCCATTCGGCGACAAACAGAACACCTCTCTGCCATCATGCGTGTAGCTATTGACACCCTTGTAAGCAACGATGCGTGGCGTGTCAGGTCCAGTAGTCTCTAACATAAGCACGCCTTGACGATCCATCTTTGCAGGGTCTTGGCAGCCGTCAAGCACAATGGTATCTCCTGCAGTTGGCTCATCGCTACCCTCCGCGCAGTTACCTTTGGCGAGCACGATCCAATTAAACAACTTGCCATCATAGAGCACATCCCCCATACCATTAGTCACCACTTCAGCCTCGGTGCTCACCTCTGTTACAATGCGCCAGTAGAGGTGGTTCTGTTTACCCTCGTACACACCAGGCTTAATGTCGAAAGTCTGGCAGCGTGCTTGGTCGCCAATCTTCCAATAGTTCTGAGTAGCCGTTGTGCCGTCGTCTGCGAGCAAGAAACACTTCCACCCGGTGAGGTTGCGTTGAAGGTCATATATTTCTTGCACAGCCACAATCTTGCTACCAGCACCACTGAGGTAGATATTGCCACCAACGTATGAGAGCTTGCGCACCTCCAACTCGTTGAAAATGGCTTTACCCCACACCATAAGGTCGGTGATGTCAAGGCGATACTTGCCGTCGCCACGGTCTACCAAGCCGAAGCCCGACTGCGATTCGGTGCTGTAAAGCATTGATGTGAGCTTGCTCAGTACTGCAGAGCCATCTTGAGCCATGCCGTGTGTACCAGAACCTACAGATAGTCCGCGCAAGAAGCGTATATGCCCCTCTGCCTTGTCGTCAATGTCGCGTCGCAGAAAACGGCTTAGGTCCAGCTTCTGCTCAATAACCTGCAACAGCCCCAGCAGCGCATTGCCGATGCGTTGTGCGGTGTTAGCATGAGTAGCACGCTCGTCGCGTATCTGCTCCAAGTCTTTGCGTAGGCTATCGTTATTTGTTGACATATTACTCTGATATTATTTTTATGATACAAAGATAAGGCGATGGCTGTGAGAATAAAAAAACGAGAAAAGCACTACAGCTGCGCTACCGCGCGGTCGATGGTGCTTGAACCACCAGTGAAGAGCTGACGTAGGAATGATGACACGAGACCATTGTATGTAGTGCCGTAGTAAGCAGCCTCGAACTCGTTGAGACGGTGTAGCGAGTACATATACTTCTTTGAGAACCAGTCGCGTTTCTGCCGGTGGTGTGGGTTCGACTTCCAGTCCTTCAGGAATGTCAAGTCGCCACCGTTGTTATGCCGGTAGCCGTTGCCGACACCACGCGCCACATAGATGCCATACTCCAAAAAGCGGTGCTCTATCGATGTCACCGGGCCTGGATGTATGACACCCTGCACGGAGCGCGACAAAGCACCGGTATCGTAAACTGGTGGCGCGAACTGCATCATACGCTCGCGCCACATCTTAACCATAAACTCGCTCCAACCCTCAAGCCACTTCTGGTGCTCGGCTTCGGTCATGTTCGGTTTAAGTCCATTCTGACTGCTCATAGCTAATGTCTATAGGTTGTTCGTTCTGCACCATGAAGTAGAGTCCCGTCACGCCATTCATGGCGTAGCGACCGAGCTCGGTAGAGTAGATGTTGTTCAGCTGCAGGTATGTCAGACGCTCGTCGCCGAGTCCGTCTCGATCGTGCAGCAGTCTGCTGTGAAACTGTCGGAACAACTGGCGGCAGATGTTCAACTTCTGCTCGCGCTCCACCATGTCATCGTAGCGGTAGTGAGCCACGATGAAGATGGTGTACACGTCACGTCGGAAGTAGCCCACACCGTTGCTGAAGGTCTGCTGCGATGTGGTGTCGTCGACCATGATGAAGTTCTTGTGCTTGCGGAACGAGTCCATAACACCTTGTATCGAGTCGGGACCAGAGCAAAGGCACGGGTGGAAGTCGTGCTCGGTAGCGAGGCGGTTGCTCTTCGCGAGTTGAGTGAAGTAGTCGAGAGCCGGAAATAAGTCTTTCATATATCACGTGTATTAACTTGTTAGCTTAGGATATTTGCGTTTGAACTCCTCTGCCTCACGCGCTTTTGCTTCGAGCTCAGTAAGAGCACGCCAGCAGTCGGTCTGCTTCACAAGTGTCTCCTTTGTCACGTCGCCGTCGGTGAGAGCACGCAGCTGCACATTGAACGACTGCAGCATCGACAGCTCGGAGATGTCGTCGTCGCTCTCCGTTCTGCGGAAGAAGTGTGGGAAGGCGTGCGACATGACGACCTTCACGTGAGCAAACCATGCGAGCGTGGCAAGGCGCTCCGCAGGTGTCAGTGTCAGCTCTGCTGGTCGCGAGAAGTCGGGATTGCGATAGAGGAAAGAGGCGAGCACATCGATAGCGTCATCATTGCCCGTAGAGTGAAAGCGTTGGTAGTACTTCTCCATGCAGAGGTACTCCTCGAAGGTTATGATGCGATGGTGCTCGGTGTCCTCCTGCAGCAATGGATGGACAGCTTCGAGTCCCTGGACAACATCCAACCTATTATCCATTTGCTCTATGCTGTCCACCCAAGCGAGCTGCTCCAGGAACGAGCGTATCTGCCATAGCTGCAGATAGAACACTCGTTTGCGCTTCTCACCCTCGGGCTGGTAGACACACTGCCATCCGAAGCGGTTCTTCTTGATGACGTTGATACCAGTGAAGCGCACGAACATATATGTCTTCACCATCACCTTGTCGGCGAAGGTGGAAAGCAGAAAGAAGGTGTAGCGTAGCTGCTCTTGTGTCAGCTCGCTCCACGACTTGGGGCATGTGAGTTCTATTTTATCCATTGAAGAGAAATGCTGAAGATTCTTTTTTGTTGCTGAACGTCAGCATGTGTGCCGAGCTGTACGCCGTAGTAGTGGGGTAAATGCAGAATGTCTCCGGACTGCCCTCAACGAGGCGCTCCATGCGTCGGAAGAGAGCGGAGTGCAGCGCTCCGTCACCGTCTGCAGCCCAGAGGTCGACGAAGTCGCGCGCCAGCTGAACGAACCCTCCGTACTCTATCATATTCTTTTTGTCCTTGCAGCGATAAGCCTTCAGTACATCGTCTATCTGCTCGTCGGAGAAGCGCACGCGCAGCTGCTCCTCAGCTTCGCTGATAGCGACTTGCATAGCCTCCCACTCCTTGTACGACCGGCTTGGGATGCCTTGTGCAAAGAAGAAGTAGTGCTCCGTGTATATGTGGCGCACGAAGTTCTGCGCCTGCTCTGTCACGCCCCACTCCTCAGAGCGCAGCTGCTGTACCACCATAGCACGCGCACGGCACTGTGCAGTGCGCAGCTGGGCCTCAAGGGCATCAACACGCTGCTTCGAAGCCGGCGATATAGTGTCGTTCGACACTATGCCGAAGCCTGTAGAAGTGAGTACGAGGTCGAGCTGTCTGAACACCGAGAGGAACGCATCTACGCACACCAACATCTTAAAGTAGTACTTTAACGGTTCGCTCTCGTCGGTCGACTCAACTCGCTGAGCACCAGGCTCGCCGAGCAGCATGTCGTAGTAATTGTTGAGTGCTGCTTCTATGGCAGGGTACACTGCCTCGAATACCTCGTCGTGTGCTGATGCGCCCACTGGCAGTGAGCGTTCAAAATCTTCTTTGAATATTGTTATCATACTATGCCTTATGAGCCTCGTTAAGCTTTGTGTAAGCCACGAGGCGAATGTTAATAATTACTCTATAGTCTCATTGCTTGCGCTCACCTTCTTTGCATCTCGCTTCTCGTCGAGCGTTGTGAGCATGATCATCGGTACGTCAACAGTGGCTTTTTCATGCCACTTGTTGTAATGGAGTATCACGTGATACGGCTTGCACATCACGTCGTGGCAAGGCTTCTCGATAGCCTGCTTCAGCGTAAAGAGTTCGCGCTTGTCGGAGCCCGAGTTGTTCATCTGGCTCTTGCCAGGCGTAGCACCCACCAGGTTCGGGTGAATGCCAAAAGCGAAGCACAGAGCGTTAGAAGCCTCAGACATGTCGTCGCTCCAGTTGCCGCCCTCCTTCTTCGAGGCATCGTTGAGCGGTACGATGCGCACCATGCGGTTCTCCTTGCCGTTGGGGTCTACGTAGTAGCCGCTGATCATCGCCTTGCCGGCGTTCTCGATACCCGTCACGAAGTCGATGATGTTCTGCTTCTCCTGCTCCTTGCGCTCCCGGCGCTTCTGCTCGTCAGAGATCATCTCGTTGTCGCACACGTTATCCCAGTAGTCGTCGTGCACCTCAATCTGCACCCTTGGAGCCGACGTGTTCTTTATCATGTAGCGTTTGCCGATGCCTATCAGACGATAGATGTCGAACCACGTGTCGCGGAATATCGACGAGTAGTAAGGCACGGGGTATGTCTGCGTGCCCGGCGTTGCCATGCGGCTCACGATGGCGAATTTGCGGTCTTTTGTAGGCTTGCGTCGCAGACCCGTCTGCGGGTCGGGTTCAGCACCCATGCGCACCAGGAGGTCTCCTAATGGGTCCCAGTAGTCGAGTAAAGGGATTGCCTCTATCTTCGACTCGTCGAGGAAGCCCAAGCGCCAGTCGCCATAGAACACGTGCTCCGGCTTGCCACTATGGGTGCTCGATGCAGCTTCGAAGCGACAGTAGGAGGCATCCTTGTTGCGCACCGTCACGATACGCTCGCCGTCGCGCGAGAGGATGACCACCGTCACCGAGAACGAGTAGAACTTCATATCCGTAGCCTGCTCAAGGAATACCTCCTGGAGCGAGTTGCGTAGGCAAAACTGCAGTATGTCAGGATCGGAGACATCTTGCTTTGTCTTGCGGTCGACGAAGCGCACGCCCTGACCATAGCACGACACGATATTGAACTGCTGGCACTGCGCCGTAATCATGTTGGACATTATCTCGCGGCGCAGACGATAAGGCAGCTGGTCGTCGTAGCCCCACTGCACGTACTTATACTGCTTGCCACCGACGGTGATTGGACGCACGAGATTACTGCCAGGCAATCGATCATCGTCGAAGATGGTGTTCGAGTCGGAGCCATACTCGGAAGTCACGGAATTGCTCTGCCCCGCCGAGCCTATGCCCGACGGAGCTATGCGATAGCGGCGGAAGCCTTCGGCATCAGGCTGCGCCGATGTTGGCAGAAGAGTGTTGCTATTGGTCATAAGTAAACACGTTTGTTATTAATTTGTATAATAAAAATCTGTGGCAATGCACGTATGGCACGGTTGCGAGGGTTGCGCAGGCGCACATAGCCACCTCGCCAGTTGACGTGGTGCACCAGCCACCCCTTGTAGTGCAGCATCTCGCCGGTGCCACCCTCCCACGCATGGATGTCGACGAGTGAGCGGTGCTGATAAGCCTGATCGAGCAGGCGCAGCATGTCAGCAAAGTGTATAGCGCCCATCACTCAAAGGTATTGTCGAAGGTGTTGTCAAAGATGCGTCCGGAGCGCAGCGTGTCGAACACGTTGTGGTTGCGCTGAGCATACTGGTAGCTGAAGGTGAAGCGTGGCATCGACTCGTCGTTGTTGTTGTACTCCGACTTTGAGTCGGTGACAATGACCTCTTTGCCTACATTTGGGTGTCCGTCCTTGAAGTTCACCACATGTATGCTCTTAGATCGGAAGAGCTCGTCAGCCCAATTCGCCATTGCGAACGTGAGAAAGCCCGTGTCAGCCTTGAAGGTGCGTGTCTCGGCTATCTCGTAGTTGCGGTTATACTTGCCGATGTAGCCCTGGCTACGCTTATAGGTAGGTGCCACGGTGTGTGTACCCGTGCAGTAGAGCAGCTCGTCGCAACCGAAAGAGTTCTCGAAAACCAGGATGGGAGCGCAGTCAGGTTCGTCTAAATCGATAGAGAATCGGAACTTGCGCTGCCCAGCCTGGACCCAAAAACCTAATAAACAACTATCAGTATCGCTAACGAACTTGCTCGGAGTAACATCAATCGTAGTATAGCGACTATTGCCACCAACGGGTGAGAGCGAGAACTCCTTTGTAGTGCCATCGTCGTACTCGGCAATGACGGAAGCCTTGTCGGTGCCGATGTAGTGTAGGTATTCTAAGCGGTTTAGTGCGGTCTGCTTCTCGCCATCTAACATCGTTAGAAAATGCGTGTTGATGAAGTCGGTAGCAGGAGTGTTGATATCTGCCTCGCAGTATATGATCTTTGACGAGATGGTGGCAGTACCGCCATCATCTTCACGAACGTCGTCATCTTCTTCGATCTTGATAGTGAGGTTGATGCTCAAGTTCTGGCGAGCATACGGAGTGAGCAGGCGGTCGAGCTCTGCGAGTGTTATCTTGCCGTCGACTGGGAAGAAACGTTCTGAGAATATCTCCTTGCCGTCGATGGTAATGGTGACGGTGGTGCCTATTCGGCTGGCGTCGTCGATGTCGCCACTGGAGGGAGTGAACGAATATATCACGTCGGGGATGCACGAAGAGAAACATGTTGCGGGTAGCGACTGAAGAAGAGTGATCATATTACTTGTTTTTTGTATTCCGATAGCAAAGATACCACAAACCGCTCGCACGTAAGAATACAAAAAGGCGGCGCACCCTATTCACATAGAATGCGCCGCAAGCGAAAAATGTAAAAAAATGTTTTTTATCTTATGGCTCTATTTATCATTTGCCATACAATACACAACTACTTAAGCAATCCTCTGAAAGCCTTCTGTATACTCGCACGTTTTGTATCGTCAGATGGATGGCAGTAAGTATCCATCGTTATCTCTACGCTTGCGTGGCCGAGTATAGAAGACACTGTCTTGACATCAATGCCTTTTTCTATCATTTGAGTTGCAAATGTGTGTCTCATGCAGTGATAATTCAGATAAGGGACATTTGCTGCCTTGAGCATCTGTTCGTACCAGGATCGCAGTACACGTGTATCCGTAGGTTTAGTCGATAGCGAAGAGATAAAAAAATCTCCAGGAAATACTTTTGCGTATGATTGCAATATTTTGCGGAGTTTTGGTATCATCGGAATATATCGGTCGGAGGAAGCGCTTTTGGGAGATTGAGTACAGATTGGCGTAGCGCAATCCTCTCCAGGTCGGAGTATCTTCTGGAACGACTTGGATGTACGCACACGCGTACGCTGAATGTGTATCACGCCCTCATCGAAATCAATGTCGGAAAATTTCAAGCCGCACGCCTCGCCAATTCGAATACCGGTAAACATGGTTATTACGATGGCAAGTCTGCCGGGAGTCGGATTATCTTCAAATACTTTTATCATGCGGTCGTATTCGGCGATTGTAAATCTTTTCACACGTTGCCTTGCTGTCCCCTTGATACGCCCGGTGGTTACATCCTTCATATTCCACTCAAGAGAAGGCAGGCCGGTCACACATAAAGAGCTGCCGGCAAATCGCATAACCATTCTGAACATGCGGAGCAAGTCTGATAAATAGTGATTGCTGGCCCCTGCGTCACGAAACTTCGCGAAACAGGCTTTCATCGTGGTCTCATTAAGAGTGCATATATCCGCATCACGGTCGATAATACGAGAGAAGGCCTTGCCCATGCTGTAATAAGCGTAAGCCGTCGTCTGCTTCACCTCATTTTTATGTTCATCGAACCATTTCTCATAAGCTTCAAAAAATGTCATTGTCTACAAACCTCCTTTCTTTTATTTACCCTACAATACGGTCACCAGGTCCAACCTTTATAACATCGCTAAAACCAAGGGCGTCATCGCTATTGTTAAGCAATATATATCGGGCCTTGACAGCACACTCAAGAACATCCCCATGGTATACATACCCCATTATGCCACGTATACTGAGGTTCAACAATAGCAGAGGAATAGCACGGTCGGATAGCTCCCATACCGTTATCATGTGTTTCGACGGGAAATACTCCCATGGTATTACACGCCGGCATTGTTCCCACCACGCACTTATTATAAGACCGCCAGTACCTGCCGTTGGTTCGTGTATGGTACCAGTCGTTGGCACGGCAATCTTTCCTACAAGCTCTGACACTTCCATTGGTGTGAAGTCCTGCTTTTGCTTCTTGCGTTGGGCGAACTCCTCCTCATATAGTTGACGGAACCAGTCGAAGCTCATGTCGTGATGGTTGACCGAGAGCAACTCTTTATAAATAGCATCGCGTTGCTCTCTGTCGCCCATTACAATATTCATTACTGATTGCGGAAGATCCATTATATCCTCTACGTGGAATATTCTAAAACAATCCTCTTTGTTCATAATATTTAATGCCATCGTATGATTCTTGATTGCATATTATGGCTCTTATAGCATGTAGTGCATATCGCGCCAGAGCTCCCACCGTAGCGTACCGTCCTCAGCGGTCTTCAGTTCGTAGCCTTCGCCCTGCAGGTATAGCACTATATCCATTGGGTGTATTGGCATGATGCTGTGCAGCTCGTCGGCTATCTCCTCCGTTGTCTTATACTCCGCCGTGTACTCCTCGCCAAGCTGAGATTTGCCAGGCTCCGGTGATCGCGAAGCAAGGTAAGCATCCATAACGGTAATGATAGCTTCAGCGCGGCGTACTTCGTTCTCGTCTCTATCTGTTCTGTTTGTTGTCTCCATAACATTCTCCTTTCTGCTTATTGTGCTTTAAAAACTTCGTTTAGCTGTCGGCGCAGCTCGTTAAGGTTGCGCATGAGGTCGACCACCTCGCCCAGCTCTACCGTGTCGTAAATCTCCGCCGTCTCCTCGAGCAGGCGGTCAGTAGTGTCGCGGAGCAGAACTATATTTTTCGCTAAGTTATCCTTATCGAGCAATACTCGTACGGGAGTACAATCTATTGTTATCATGCTTCGCCTCCTTTCTCTACTCTTTCGGCAAATGCGTCAAGAGCCATGTAAGCACATTCGATTTCTGCCAACTTCTTTCTGTATGTGCGAAATCTCGCGCGACAGCGGCAGCTGAAGTGCGGTATGAGCTTCACTTTCTTCAGCGTAACCTCCACTCTCATGCCGATAGTGTGGTGCAGCTTTCTTTCGAGCTCGCGGTGCATCTTGTGCAGACCGTGCATAGTCTTGAAACGTGTCATGCTTCGCCTCCTTTCTCTACCATATCAACATACTGTGCTAACCACTCAGCACTCACCTTGCCGAACATTACCGGCTGCATACGCTGCGTACCGCCCTCGTTGAGATATTGGAGCACGCCCTGCACCGGATGGAAGTAGACCGTAGCCACCTCGTTGCCAACTCTCGTGCCCTTGATGACATCGCTGACCACCGCCGCGCGGCACAGCTTGCCGTATCGGTCCGACGTCTCAGTTGTCGTCTCGAACTGCATCGCAGTGGTGCGGCGCGGCCTCTCGATGTCAGCCTGAATGACTATTGCTTCAATATCGTCAAACACGGTATCGATGCGCTCCGTCTCCACCAACATGCCGTGCAGCGGAGAGAGCATCTTGCAGACCAGTTCCTGAAACTTGTTTTTGGGTGCATAGGTGTTCACAAGAACCAATGAAAGTTCGTTGTAGAATGGATGTTCGTTCATGCTTCGCCTCCTTTCTCCTCCTGGTTTAACTTGTAGACGTTGTAGCCCGAGAGGACTACACAGCAGAGGGCGGCGAGGATGCTGCTCTCTGCGCTGATGGCGCCTGCGCCGAGAGACAGAAGCGCAGCGTGGACGCGCAGAACCTCGCGGCGTGTCACCTCGAACTCGCAGATTTTGGTGTAAAACTTGCTCTTTCCGTTGAGCCACGCCTTAATGGAGGCGGTGCTGATGCTAAACGGGCGCAGTTGAGCGGTGCGCTGGATAGATGCAGATGTTTGCATAATGATGTTAGTTGTAGCCTTATTACCGGAGAACCGCTCCGGCGCGGGTTGACGTAGGGGTACGAAAAAAGCGGCTCGCACTTCCTCGTCTGCTACAACTAACATGCTTATCCGCCACAAAGGGCTAAAAAACACGTGGAAGGCGAACCGCCGTATTCTGTCTTGGCATCTCCACATCATGCGGAGTGCTCCGCATGAACAAAGGGCGAATTACCCTCGTATCGATGCGGCAGGTTATGGGCAAAAAAATAAGCCCACAACGTTTAGAAAAAGTTGGTTGGGCTTGAACATATCGTCTCGCCCTTTGTTCATGCGGAGTGCTCCGCATGTTAATTGTAGCGATGGCAAAGGTAGAGATAAAAATCTGAACGTGCAAGGAATTTGCGAGGAATTTTTGAAGAATTGCGAGGAATTGCGAGAAAAAGTATTATTACCAATACTTTTACGGCGAAAAATTTGCATGTTAGTATTATTTTTACTACCTTTGCATTGTCAAACAAAAGCTCTTTGATATGAAAAAGTACAAAGTATCTGAAGTCATCAAGCTGCTGGAGCGAGACGGATGGGTGAAAATAGCCGAGAAAGGCGACCACAAACAATTCAAACATCCGGATAAACCAGGTAAGGTGACGGTAAGAGGACAGAAGAGCGAGGTGCTTAGCCAATTTCTTCTGAACAGCATTTGGAAGCAGGCGGGGTGGCGATAAGCCACGCCCCTCTCCAAGGTTTGACAAAATTAGATACAACAAAAACCTATGAATGGAATGGAAAAGATTATTGTAGAAGTGAGATGGTGCGACCATAATTTTGGAGCCACATTATCAGACAACGTGCCAGGAGCCATCGTCATAACTGCCAAAACCTATGACGAGCTACAGAAGGAAGTGCCCGAAACACTTCGGTTTCACCTTGAAGGGATTGAAGCCGACGGCGACGAGATACCGCAATGGCTCGCCGACGGCGATTACGAGCTGGTCTATCACCTCGACACAGCTGCGCTCATACGATCGTGCGAGCGCTACGCCTCGCTTGCAGCCATTTCGCGAGCTTCGGGAGTAAACGAACGACAACTGAGCCACTACGCCAACGGACTGAAGAAGGCTCGCGCACAGCAGCGCGAGCGCATAATAAACGGATTGCACAAAATAGGACGCGAACTGTTGTCCCTATCATAGAGCAAGTTTGACAACCACAGCAAGCCCGACCGCCAGAAATGGAGGTCGGGCTTTATATTTGTGAAAAACTCTCCAATATTGGGTGAATTGGAGAGAAATGGAAATAAAAAGCCCTCGATGCGTCACGCACCGAGGGCTAAAATTTATTTCTTATCTATGTTGTCCAAATCCTTATTACTGGGTGTTGACTTCAAGTAAAAAATAGTACTTATTGTAGCAGAAAGAGTAGCAACAATACCTGCAAGCCAGTCATGTCCATTAATACCTAAGTAGACCGCTGCAGCGAGGAATAGAACCACGAGCAGCACAGCAAATACCTGACCAAAAATACTCTCGCGAATATCTGCTTTAATAATCCGTTCTTCTGAGTCGATACGATGCTGTTGCTGTTTCTCTGCCATAAGTAGAATACGTTCCGGGGCATTTGACAACACTTCCTTATACGCTTTGAAATCCGCAGGGCGAGGCAATGGACCGCTAAAAGTCTGGCGCATTTCAACCATTGCACTTACAATGACACTGCGCTTATCAGGATCGATGGACGCAAGCACCTGCTCTACATCCGGTCTTACCACTTCTTTCTGTTTCTTATTATCTGCCATAAGCCTGCATTGCCTTTTGTATATACTTGCCTACAGCAATCCAATCCTGACGCATATCGTCAACGTTGTTGCCCTTCATATAATCGTGTAAACTTGCACGACGTCGCACACCGAACAGAGAATTCATGCCAGTAATAAAAGTCGGACGTTCTCTAAGTAGTAAGGAGAACGAACCTCGGATATTATAATTCAAGCGACTCATAGTAAAAATATTAATTGGTTTCATTTGCAAAGTAAGTGTTTTTTTTTGAGATAGCAACTAATAGATATGATAAAAAAGCATACTAAAAGTAAAATAATTTCACATATTATTGGATTGCGAGACTTCTGCGCAGAAACAAATAAAGCCGCCCACGCTCCACCTGAAAAGTTACGTCACCTCGTATATTGGTAAAAAACTCAAATCTTTGCCGTCCACATGATTACCGCAACCTGATAATCATGTAACTGCTATGTGGTAGTCATGTAACCAAAGCGGTGTAATGATGTTACCGCTATGCGGTAATGCGTGAGCCGTGAAGGGAGAATGCAAATGCCGCCGACGCGTCACGCGCCAGCGGCAAGAATAAACGTGAAAAAATAACTGAATCAATTAAAACTAAACAACATTGGTATCCCCTAATTAAAAACCTGCAGCAAAGATACGCATGCAGATCTGAACTTAAAAAGACAACAAAAAGCCTCCGACGACGGCTTTTTACCTCTTTGGGACCCGCCGCAAAAATGCTGCAGGCGTTTTTGCGGCGGGCGGAAGGGCGGTGGGCGGGAAGAGAAGCAACCATTTCGTTGAGCTCAACAAAATGGTTGCGACCACACCGACCTCGATGCGTGAGGTCGGTGCGATGCGGTCTATAGCTTGCCCTCCTCCGAATAGCTGTAGTATGTGCTATCCGTCACTACGACGTGGTCTATCAGATAGAGCCGCATTGTAGAGCACGCCTGCTTTAGCGTCGCTGTGATGCGGTCGTCGTCGCGGCTCGGGCATGGGTTGCCGCTGGGGTGGTTGTGTATCAGGGTGAGCGTGGTGGCGTTGTTGACGAGAGCCTAGCGCAATATGACGCGCACGTCTACGGCTGTCTCGGTGAGTCCGCCGCTTGATAGTTTCACGGCTTTAATCAGTTTGAAATTATTGTTCATGAGCAGCACGTGCGCTTCCTCATGGTCTGCCGTGCCCACAATCGGGCGGAAGTATCGCCAAACGTCTTCGGCGGTTCTGAAGCTCGGGCGGTCGGCTGCTGCTTCGCGCTCGATGCGCTTAGCGAGTTCGAATGCTGCTTGTAGTGTCATTGCTTTCTTGGGGTCTACGCCCTGCACTACTTGCAGCTCTTCGGCGCGTCGGGCGGCGATGTCGCGTAGGCTGCCGCCGCAAATGTTCACTATCTGGCGAGCCTGCTGCATGGCTGCGCGCGTGCTTCTGCCCTGCCCTATTATTAGGCTTATGAGCTCAACGCTGTTGAGCGAGTCGAAACCGCTATTATATACTTTGTAGTCGGGGCGTTCTTCGCGAACGAGTTCTGAAAAATTATTCATATTGTTTAGCTTTAATGGTTATTCATGAGTTTGGTGCGTGCGAGAAACAAGCCGCCGATGACGTTAGCGTCTACCGCTGCGAGTTCGGCGGCGAACTCCTCCGCCGTGGCTCCTGTAGTAATGAGGTCGTCGAAGAGTATCACGTTCTTGCCTGCGAAGAAGTCGGGGTCGGTGCTCACGTAGTAGCCATACGACTCGCTGACGATGTGCGCGGCGTTGTTGTGCTTCGCTTCGCGTATGCCGAAGATATTCACGTGTGCCGTGCCGTTCTGTATGCCGGTGCGCTTGCTTACCTCCTCGGCGAAACGCTTAAAGCGGCGGTTATACTTCGCGCTTGTAGCCGCCGGAACGCACACGAGCACATAGTCTTGATTGCTTGCGCCGTACCATTTATTAAGGCACTCGCTTACGATGTTGACGGCGAAGTCTACCGCATGGCGGTCGCCGCGCTTGAACGAATAAATAAAACGTCTTACGCGCTCGGTATGTGCATCGTTGGCGGTGTAACGCTTCGGCAAATAGCTGTAGAAAGTGGCTGTTTTCATTTTTTGTCCTCCTTAAATTTATTCTCAGAGGCGAGAAGAGAGCTTTTTACACATCTCATCTGTAGCCCGTTTGAGAGTTTTTTTTATTCACGTCGGGTCGAATTTCGCTTTTTACGCCGCAAAAAGACGGTGGAAGCAAGGCGAGAGGACAAGCAAAAGGGATTGAAATTTTATGGAAAACCGAGTTTTTTAAGGAAGCCGTAGGAAGAAAAGTCGGAAGGCTGCTGTAAAATTTCCGTCACTTTAGTGCATCGGTGCTTGGGTGGCAGCCGTCCGCCGTAAATTCGCGAAGTAAAAACGACACTCTACCCACAATAATCTTCTAAAAATGCTCTCGAACGGAATAGCGCAAGATGTAAAAATAGCATTCTCTACCGGAGAATACCACTCGAAAACTTGTTTTCGCAAGCGTTTTTGCTTCTTTTCCGCAATAAAAAGAAGCCCGGAATAGAGAAATGAGCGCGTTTTCGCGTACCTTTTCCATAGCTGCAAAATCGTAATGCTTAAAAATCAACGAGTTAAGCATTACGATTTTGCAGGGTGCAAGACTTTCTGTCTATGCAGCACTACACCGCCCTGCGCCGAGTTGGCAATTGCCGCCCTCGCCTTTAGCGGAATATGCAGAAGGTTGTGCCGAGTATGTGATTTTGGCTTGTCGATTTTGCGCCCATCGTGAAAGACACCGCCACATCGAGGACGCTCATCAGCGGTAAGGCGAGACGGTGCGAGGTTGGCAATTGCCAACAAAAAAGTCCTCGATGCATCACGCACCGAGGACTCAAAGAGTTCATTTATCTAATTTTCATGTGCCATGAAAACAGTCAAAATCAAATTAGCGACACGTTAGAGAGTTCCTTTCCGAACTCGTGGATGGCATTCTCTATTTCTTCAAGTCGCTTTGCGCTTGGTTTTCTGTTGCCAGAAACATATTGGCGCATAAGTGAAGGGTTGATACCTATACGTTTAGCGAGCGGTGTAATAGATATGGGGAACTTATCGAAGAAAGCCCAGATGTCGTATTTGAAAGACATCTCAAGTTCTGGAATAGCCCAACCCATATCATTATACTCTTCTCTTGCGACAAGAAGATCTTTAACTGCTGCATCTACAGTGGAGCCATAACCTGCTATGCCGCAATTATTAATTGTGCCATCAATAAAGCAAGAGCAATTCTTTTCGCCCGGTTGCTTTTCTACAAAAACAGTCACTTTCATATATACTTATTGTTTGTCGTCAACTAAAAAGAGTTCTTCTATTTAATTTTTTTAATCTAAGGAATCCGACCCCGAGGGGTCAGACTCCAAATAGATTAACCAAGAAGCGCCTTGAGAATACTTTTTAAAGTTCCCGTGCTTACTTCATGTGCGCCATGTCGAGGAACTGAAGCCGTTCTGTCTGTCTTAGGATTAATCCAGATGTCGTGCTCGCTGCCCCTCCTCAAACAGCAACACCCGTTGCGCTTGAGTAAACGTTTTAATTCGTTTGCTTTCATTTGGCTTAAAAATTAATTTAAAGAACTCTTTATCCTTATTGGACAATGCAAAGGTAGCAATAATGTTACATACTGCCAAATATTTTGCTAACTTTTTTGCTATCTTTTCAGAAAAATAAAAAGCCGCCGACGCATCTCGCGCCAGTGGCTAATAAAAGATATAAAATATTAATGAATGAGTGAAAATATATTAACCGTATGTGTTGGTTGTGCCGCCGGTGCCCTGGAACACCGGCTTGGTCTCCGCGCCTATGCAGAGCACGTCGAAGGCATCGGAGCCGTCGGTACGAGCCTCCAACTTATCCTCCTCGGTCTCTGCGAGCTTCTCTCCACGCTTATCCTTCTTGCCGTTGTACACGCCGGCTGAGGTGATGGAGATGAGCAGGTCGGGGTTGTTGTCGCGGTTGACGAGCACCTGCAGACGGGCACGCCCGCGAAACATATTATTGATGAGAGCGTTCTTCTGTACGTGGTTCATCGGGTTGCCGAGGTAAGCCTCGCGCACCGCCCAGCCCATCGAGCGCAGCGTGCGCACCACCTCTTTATGAGGGTCGTTGTAGTGCAAGCCCCAGTTGGTGCCCACCATGGTAGAGTCGTAGTAGAAGATTATCTGACGACGGCGATGGTAGTGGTAGTATGTATTGAAGTCGTCGAGCAGCTCAGGGATCTTGCGCTCGTATTTGACGAAGAACGATTTGAGCACGCGCAGCTTTGAGCCTTGCACCTGACCGACGACGAGCCAGTTGATGAGGTTGTTAGTGTCGAAGGCTATCAGCAACGGCAGCTTGTCGTTGCGGTCGGCATCCATGCGGCAGTCGTTAGGCAGCGCCCCACCCTCGGCGTTGGCGAGGTTGTGCAGGTTGAGCACGCTCTCGTTGGGTGCCGTGTATAGGTTGGCGGTCTCGCTCATGCCACCATAGAAGCCATCAGCCGATATGCTCACACGCTGGCACATGATAGACGTGGCGAAGGTGAGCGGTGGGAGGTCGCGCTTGGCACGGCGTATAAACTCCTCGCCCAGGAGTGCGAGGTTCTCGATGGATGAATATTCGCGGTATAGCAGACACTGTGAGCGAAAGAAGTTGAGCTGCTTGTTGTACTCGTCTATGCGTCGCTGGATCTGCTCGTGCTTGTCGGGAGTCTTCAGCAGCTTCTGCTTCAGTCGCCATATCTGGTAGACCAGCCCCTCGATGACCTCCACCAGTTCTGGGTCTTGCTTATCCTTGTAGTTGAGGAACCAGGAGCCCTTCTTGGTGATAGGCATATCGGAAGTGATGGTCATGCCATGATGCAGAGGGAAGTGGCGGAAGTACATCTCGTTGCCTCGGTTAGCTTGAAATGTCTCGTCCTTGAGCTGCTCGAAGTCGATGAACTTCGCCTCGTCGATGATGAGATAGTCGAGCGACATCGAGTTGGACGTGCCCGAGCGGTCCTGCGAGATGACATTGCAGACGGAGCCGTTGTAGAAACTGATGGTGTTCTCCCAGTTCGCCGGCGTGAAGATAGGCGACTTCCAGTGGAGCTTCTTCCACGGTCGTCGACCTACGACATAGTGTAGGTCGCGCTTGAAGCCCCATCGCTCGAGGTGGATGAGCATAGAAGGCAGGATATTAGTGAGGCAGCGCTTGACGGACGGAGCAACAAAGCCACCCATGGAGCCGGGCATACCCTGAAAGCACGACTGCAGACGGCGCGCTTGAATAGCACCCTTGCCCACACCACGCCCGGCAACGATGACCTCGTCGCGTGTATTCATGGCAAGTGCATAATACTGCGCGTCGTTGAAATACTGAAGGTTTGGTTGTTCTATGCTGTCACTCATCTTCATCGGGTTTTATCTCTTCTTTGATTTCCTCGAAATCAGCGTCTTGTATCATCGTATTGGAGTAGCGCTTGTAGAGTGCGCGTATCTTGCCACGCAAGTCGGGGATGCGCTCGATGCCGAGAACCGTAGGGTCGTCGGTAGGCTCGAAGTTCTGAGGCACGATCTTGTCGAACTCAAGGTCGGGCTCGTCGTCCTTGTCGGTGCGGTTGTTAGCTACGAGCACCTTGGAGAGCGCAGCCACAGACCGGAAGTCGCCGGTGCGGCGAGCTGCAGCAATGTCCTGCTCGAGCGACTTGTTAATCTTCCAACGCATGAACTCCTTTGTAGTCTGCTGGAGGTTGCCGAGCAGTACCTTAACCAGGTGCAAGTCTTCATAGGCAAGAGAGCGCGACACCTTGAACATAGCCATGTCGTACTGCACCAGGTCGTTGTCAACCTTTGACGGGAACTGCAACCAATAGGCATACATGCCGCGTATGCGATGAAGGCGCAGCAAGACACCCTCGGTGACACGGAGCTGACGCAGCTCAGCATCGTCGAGGGTGACATAGCGCGAGTATTCATCGAGGTTAACTGGAAGCATATATATAATAATGTGGAGAGTTGAATATTGAGAATGCTAAATGACAGCAGACAGAGTGACGGCAAGCAGACGCTGACACTCCTGGATAGAATAAGGAGAGCCGGCAAGTGCCGTATCGTGGAGAGTGCGGCGAAGCTCAAGCGCCGTAGTTGATGTGCCACGCACGTACGCCGTGCGTGCAGGATTGCCAACGGTGGCTATATCGTCGCACAGCACACGCTCGTCAATACCCAAAAGGGCGGATATCTCCGTCGGGGTCATCATCTCCCGTGCATGGTTCTCTATCTTTGTCAGTAAGTCGTTGGAGTAATCCATTTAGCTCAAGTGATTTGTCGACGATGCCTCTCAGACCGGCAAGCAACGAGTAGTAAGCCTTGAGATCTGTAGTAATCATTGTGCACTCGGCGCGGTCGCCGTAGGTCTGGTTCTGCGAGCTGATGACCGCAACTTGATAGTTCTCGTTCTTGACAAGCATTATCTTCGAGTGGTTCTGCGCCAGATGCACATGGTCGAAACAGCTCTGCATAAGCCGATAGAGCTGCACCGTCTTGCGTGCCGCCTTAAGGTCGGATACGAGCGTGGCGTTTGCTATCAGCTTGCGCCGGCGCAAGCGCAGGAAACCGCAGAGGAAAGCGTCGGAGGTGGAGAAAGTAGATACGTAAACGTCGGCACGCCCGGTCTGCTTCAGAATCCATCTAAGCAAGCCGAGCGTGTGCAGCCCAGTACCGAGATGGTACTGAGTGGGAACGTCACTCAGCGGACGGAAGGGATAAGCCTGCTTCATTGAGTTTTGTCTTCAGATCATCGCCGATGGGTGCGTTGTTGTCGTTAAGCACAGCAACACGAGCCTGAACCTTGGCGAGCAGTTTGTTGTACTCGTCGAGCTCCTTAGTCGCATCGTCGGACTCGCGCGACAGACGGCGGAGTTCTGCGAGGCGGTCGGCGTTCTTGGTGATATACGAGCGCGCATTGGCAATATTCTTAGCGATATCGGCAGGCGTAGGCTCTTCGCCTTCAGCCTGAGCATCGTCAGAAGGAGCGACATAGCCGTCATAACGGGCGAGCTCGCTCTTGTAAGTGTACCACAAGTCCTTTAGCTGCTTGAGATACTCGTAGCGGTCGCACGGCTGGTCGAAGGTGAGCAGAGTATTGTAGAGCTGCTTAATCTTCAGCCAGCGCTCTCTGTTCTCCGCCCAGATGTTGCGCACATCCTCTGGAAGGTCGTCATGGTCGGGGCGGATGCCGGAGGCTGCAGGAAGGTAGCCACCCTCAGGAACATTGGCTTCGTCGCCATCCTCCGCCTTGTGCTCGGCATCGAACTTAGCCTGCTCCTCGATGGCAGCAGCTATCTGTGGAGTAAGTTCGGCATCGAGCAACTTGACATCCTGAGTAGTCATGTTCTCGAGACGCATAGGCAAGAACTTCTGAAGCTCGTAGCGCACCTTCGACTCAAAACGCTCAGGACGGCGCATGATGGTCTGATACATCGACATGTTGCGCGTGAGCTTCAGAACCATCTCCGCACCACGGGCAACAGACTCGCTGTCGTGCTTCTCGGCGTTGAGCCATGCCTGCATATCTTCGGTAAGTTTTTTATCTATCATATTATAATGCAAATTTAAAAAGGGCGGTACACACGATCGCTATCGTGAGGACCGCCCCAGAAATAACCAATCAATAATTTAAACTACTTATTGTGCGAAAAAGAAAATGCTATGCTGCTACGATAGGCAGGCCGGTAGCGCCGGAGATGTCACCGTCCTCGGTCTCTATCTTGCCCGGGTAGAACGGAGCTGGATACTCGTCAGACGCAACAGCCTGCACTGTTGTAGAGTTGGTATCGGTAGCAGCCTTGCCGAGGTCCTGCGAGAGCGTGAGCTCAGGAGAGAACGCCTCGCTGCCCACCATGCGTGCCTTGCCGTTGCGCTGGATGAAGAGGTAGACCATCTCGTCGTTGTTGGCGAGAGAGATGTAGCCGGTGGCAGCTTCCTCGGTGCCGGGAATGACAGCGGTGCCAGTGACCTTGAATGTCTTAGAGCCGTAAGTGCCCTGAGACTCGACCTGCAGCTGCGATTCGTTAGGTATGAGACCAATCTTGTGCCACTTCTTGTCAGAAGCCAGTTTGAAGTCGCCGGTATACTTAGCGACAGCGTCCATCGTTTTTGGTGTCTCCGAGCCGATGGTTGGCCATCCTAAGATGTCGCGTTTAGCAATACCGAAGACCCAGCCACGTACACCAGGGAGCGACTTTGCTCCCGGTGTGAAACAGATATCGCCGTAAATAGATGCGGCGCCAGTACATTTTGCCATAAATGATAAGTTTTAATGTTAAACAAATATGTTAGCGACCTCGTTCAGGCCTTCTTGCGCCAGTAGCGCAGAACCTCGGGCGATACGCTCTGGAACTGCGTGCCGAAGAAGTAGTTGGCGATGAAGTCTACATCATAGTGATTCTTCAGCGACTTCTCAACGAGGAATTTCTCGTCTTCGGTCTGCTGGTTGAACACGAGGAAGATGTTAGACTTCGGAGTGAGCAGCATGAAGTCGGCAGGAACGTTAGCCAGTGGTACAAGTTCTACGTTGCTTGCGCCCTCAAGAGTGCGCTTGTCGTAGTTCTGGTTGTACGGCAGCGAGCCATGGTTGACCTGATAGCACTCGGTGTAGCAGTGGTAAGCCTGGTCGCTGAGGAAGAGCTTGAGTGGCTGCGAGCGCAGCTTGGCAGCGGCAGCATCGGTACCACTCCAGTAGAACTCCTTGATGATGTCTTCGGCGTTGTCCTTGGTGATAGAATCAGTACCCTCTACGAGGTTGCCGAGAGTTGTCGAGATGAGCACCTTCTGAAGCTCGTTGGTACCGGCAGCATCCTTGTCGAGGACGGTCTTGAAACCGTCGAACCACTTCGCAGTCTTGGAAAAGTCTGCGGGGTCGTGCTTAGCGGTGAAGGCGTTCATGAACATATTCTCGCCAAGTTTCTTGGCAAGGTATGCGCAGATCTGAACGACGATAGGCACGTTCTTCAGGCCGTCGCCCTTAGTAACGTTAGAGCCCCAAATGCTCTGGTAGATAGCGTTAGGATCGATACCTGCCACCACGTTGCCGAAGAAAGTCTGGAAGATACGCGGTGTAATATCTACAGCTGCGTCCTCATACTTTGTCTTCTGGTAGTTAGAGAGTTCGAGATTGCCAGACATCTCGCCAACAGTCTCGCGGTAGCGGATGCCGGTGCGTACAGAGCAATGTTCTGCAAGTGCGCCGAGAGCGAGAAGTGGCATCATGAGGAAGTCTGAACGGTAAGTCTGAAAAGTCTTTGAGAGCTCTTCAGCACCGAATGTAATATTGCCTACTTTAACAGAAGCCATAGTTATACATCTTTAATAAGGTTAAACACTTCCTGCGCGGTGAAGCTCTCCTCGCTGTTGGCAGGATTATCAACAGTAGTGGTGCCAGCAGAGGCCTTGAGAGCTGCGATCTGAGCATCCTTCTTCTTGGACTCGTCCTGAGCCTTTGTGAGTTGGTCCTTGAGTTCCTTGACAGCCTTGCCGGCTTCAGACACCGCCTTTGCGTTAGTCTTGTCTTTCTCTTCAAGTTCCTGAAGACGATCGTCGATGCTCTTCATCTGCTCCTGGGTGAGGGTGATGTTGCCATCTTCGTTGGTCGCGAAACCGTCAGTGGCATTGAGCAATGCCATGACGCAAGCAAAGATTTTAATCATTTTGTTTGAAGTTTTTGATGCGTGTTGGTTACGGAAGAGGTTCTTGAGCCCTTCGCACGTCTTCTCGATGAAGCTCGGAGTTGGATTGCCGCTACCGTCAACCACTGACGCGACACGAGCTGCTGCGTCTTCCGAGGCAAGTGATTGAGGTAGTGGCGGTATGCCTGCATCCTTAAATTGAGATATGTTGTAAGAGTTTGTAAATTGTCCGGTAAACTCGTTGGCTGCCTTCTCTGCCTCCTTGTCTTCGCGTATGGAATCGACAAGTCCGAAGTCGAGAGCCTGCTGCGCGGTGAGCCAGTTACCCTTCTTCATCTGGGCGAGACACTCATCGACAGACTTGCCGGTCTTGTCGGCGTACATAGAGGCAAGCACGTCGTCGAAGTTCTTGAGCGAGTCGCGCTGCGCCTGAAGCTTGTGCACGAAAGCATCAATCTGCTCCTTGTTGCTCTGCTCGTACTTGTAGATGAGAGTGGACACGTTGTGGATAAGGAAGAAGCTGCCCTTGACGATGTCGATAGTCTTGCAGCCAAGCATGGCGATAGTGCTGATAGATGCGTTCATGCCGAAGGCGTGAGCGTGTACGTTGCCGTGGTCACGGAAAGCCTGGTTAATCTCCAAGCCATCTTTAACGAAGCCGCCGAGTGAGCAGAAGCCGACATGCACTTCTTTACCACTATTCTTATTGAGCACATAACGGACATAGTCGGCAGAACAACCGTTCCACCAACTGCCAATAGTGCCTGATATGACGAGATGATATTTCATATATGATAAGTATTTACGACAAAGGTAGCTCGAGAAGCCTGTGGTACAAAATACTGCTATACCTTAATATATGGGGGTATCTCGTGAGATTTGTGTGTTACAACGACCTCGTTGAGCTGGTTATCTTTGACAGCATCGGGGCAGTTCTCGGTGATTTCTACAGACGGGTAAGGTCGCTCAGAGGAGCCAACAAGAAATTGACGATCGTCGATGAGTGTCACCTTGAATACCAAATGACGGCGCTTGATATTCAAATCGTCAGGTGTAAGGAATTTCAAAGTGGTGGTTATAACCTTGTTCTTGTCATCTGTCTTGGTAGACGAGACCATAGACGGATGATCTTTGACACAAATTGAGCGCCACAAGATGTTGGATGGGATGCGGACGGTGCGGTTGGCGATGAGGACCGAGCCTTCGAGTTGGGTGCTGTAAGCATAAGCTACAGACTTAACGAGCTTTATCGACTTCATATAGAGCTATATTTATATGTTGAACATAAGTGACGAACGGGCGCGAACAAAAATGGGCTTCTTATCCGTGCGATTTATAGAATATTTAACAGTTTTTATTGTCGCGCACTCGAGATCTGCGTCTGAGGTCGATACCATGCTTAAGGTAGGAGTTGCGCATACGTTGGAAACGCATCTTTAGCGTGTAGTCGTACTCGACATCTATGCCGTTAGCCTCGCACCACGCTCTAACAGCAGAGAGTAGTGTGCACTGGCACAGCTCGATGTCGGCGAGATCACGCCAAAGCTGGAGCCTGAATGTGTCCTCGATGCACTCGGCAACAGCCTTGCGGGCATTGCCAGAAAGGTAGTTGTAGGTGACGACCGGCTTCTGCTTTGAGTCGGGGATGCAGATAGCAACATCATCATCGCCACGTGTCAGCGGTAACGAACCAGGCTGGCGCGTGAGAAAATGACGGATGCAAGCATTCTCTGCACTTTGAGCCGGGAATACTACAGGGTCGCCGAAGTGATGGCGCAGCCATTGAGCTATGAACGGCTTGAAGGAGATGTAGACGAGATATTTTGACACAGATACTTGGTTTAAGATGAAATATTGTTTACCTTACAAAAGTAGGAAAAATTTACCAATAAACCTACTTTGTAGAGATAAAAGTCTTAATAATTCTGTCTTCTGTGCGCTTCTTCTTCTACCTTACGTATGGCTGAGTATAAAGTTGCAAGAAAATTTTGTGAAGTTGTGATTTGTATGATAATGATGGCTAAGTGAATGGCTATCAGTGTTTTGACTTTAAACAAAGTTTGTGTTGCGTTTTGTGATTGCACATTGAAGAATGTGACACCAATACAAGGCTCGAATGGTGTTGCAAACTTATTTTTTTTGTGATGAAGTTGTGAAGGCTTTTGTGATAGTTTGTGAACAAGCCGTAATCCCTTAATTTACTTATCTTTTTGATTTTTTGGAACATCACATTACAAAATCACAAAGTTTTTGTACAGAATAATAAAGGGGTGTCGGGGAGCAAAAGGCCGCCATGAGAGTCGAGCCTACAAAAACCTGTGGAAGAATGGAACAGTCTGTTAATGATGCAAGCGAGTTTGCGATAAAAATAAAGGCGGGCTGCATAGGTCTTTAAAACCTGCAGCCCGCCTACCCATTGATTGAAGCGAAATGATAAAGTAATATTAGAAAGGTTTCTCGTCTTCTGTCGAGAAACAAATGTCTTGTTCGATTGCGTCTGTTTTGGTGTCTAATGGGATAGAGCGTATATAAATCATGTCCTTGGTTTTGCGCTTGTCTGGTGCCACCATCACTGATCGCTGTATTCGACCGCCCGTATTGCAGAGGTCAGGCGGATTCATACAGTCAATCCAAGGACATAGTATGCAAAACGACTTGAGCTTCTTGGTGAATGCCTGCATTGTTATTCGGTTTACGTTAGCAAAGCGCTGATACTCGTTGAAGACGTCGTCACGTGGCAGGAATTCGTCAAGATGTTCGCCGTCGGGTGAGAAGTAGCCCTCAGCCCAGTCCTCGAAATTGGCGCCCATGGAAGCCTTAAGATGACGCTTCACCATGTTGGCCATAGGTGGCTGCAGCTTTAAGCCAGAGTCTTTAAGTGAGAGGTAAAACCTACAACACTGAAGCCAAAAGTTAATGTCGGCGTTCCACTCGTCCTCGCTATACTCGTAGTCATACAGAGTCTTGCCGAAGTCAGCACGAATATCTCTTGTCTCTCGATAATCATTATCCTCGGTTTTCTGATGGTACCAGTCGGAGAATACCATATACAGAGAGCGAGCTTCAGTAGACGGGTCGAAGTTCTGCGGTACATAGTTCGTGGTAAAAGCAAGCTTAGGCGCATCCTCGAACTTTACAGTGAATATTTTGTTATTCTTCGGATTGACAGTCATATCACTCGTAATGTTATCGTAGAACGGGCCAAGATTGAGATATTTGTCGCAATCGTCAATCAGTAGGATACCTGTAAACTGGCTGACCATCTCAAAAACATGAGGATTATCCATGAGCTTCGGATTGCGTCCAGACAACTTAACCGTATTAACCAAGAACGAGAGCGTTTTGAAGAAGAAAGATTTGCCGGAGCGTCCGTTACATTCATCTTCTTCGCCTATCTTGTTGTCCATGGCCATCGGTGCCCAACAGCGCGCATAATCTTTGTATCGATGTAGCATGTAGCCAAATGTAAATATCTTATTGATGAGATTCTGTTTTTGTTCTGCTATCTCGTAAGGTTGCAGCCCCTCACCATCAATGCGGAACGGATGAGCCTTGATGTATGCCTCTGAAGCCTCGCGGTCATCGCCGAAGGGTAACTCCGTTTCCTCGCGCCAGTATAGTCGTGAGGTATTGATAAGATAGCCAAAGAAGTTGCTCTTCACGTTAAGGATATCTATATCCAACAACGCTTGACCATTGTCACCCTCTTTACGCGTAATGCGGAACATATCAGGCAAAGCCTTGTATCTATGAGGAATGACGCTCTCTTCCCAAACGAAGTTGTGTAAGCTATCTGCACCTGGATCATACTCCTTCAACCCATCCGGACAAGATACAGTAGGCACGCACACCTCGACAGTCTTATTAGCAAAGAAGAAGAACTGCGAGTCTGGAGTGTAATTGGTGAAGTCCAGGTCAATCTCTTGCAACGACTCAAGAGCTGCAGGAGATAGCTTAGTAGTATTGAGCACCAGGTTGAGGATGTTACGGTCCTCGAATCTATCAACAACCCATCGCCGGATGAACTCACGTATCTCTTTGACATTGACGCGCATCACAGTGTTACCCTCTACGCGTATAAACTGCGTCACCGCAGAGTTGTCATCATGGAGAGCATAGAAGCCGTTAAGTTGTAGAAAATTATATAGGCAGGCTGTATCCACCTCCGTTTTCATCTTGCCTTCTTTGGTGTAGTATTGCACCCAGAACTTTGCCGGCATGGCCACTCTTAGCAGATTACGGAAATCCTTACGCTCACTGTGTATCTCGAGCCAGTCGCGCAGATCCTTGCGAGGCTTGCCTCGGTTGTCCTTGTATGTTTGTAGTTTCTCTGGAAGCCATACGGTATGTATGTCGATAAAGCGCAGTGCAAGCTCCCTGCCTTTGCGACGCCCCGTCTCGTCGATATCGGGTATATTGTAGAGTACCTCGACGTACTTCATTATCTCCTTATACTCGTCGACCGAGAGCTGATAGGTCTCGGAATTGAACCACAGAGGAAAGTAGCCCATGGACTTGCAGCAAAGCGAGTCGCGTTCACCAGAGCAGATTACCGCTTCGGGCAACTTCTGCTCTTTGTACGGTTTTCCGTCCTCGTGTGCTGCGTTCCACTCTTTCTCTTCCTTGGCATTGAAGTCACGGTATGCCTTCTTGAGCTCCGCAAGCCCGTTAATGTAGAAGCGCGGCTTGGCACCTGCAGGCGTGTACGAGAAACGGAAGCCTTTGTCGCAGTTGTAAGGCTCATAAACCTTATAGAATTTCTCTTCCGGCTGGTCGCCCACAGCCTCTTTGATAACACACTCGCGCATGAAGATAGGATAGTACTCGGTGGAATACTTGACAGTAACCTTGCGGTCCTTAACGTTGGTAATCCATTTGACGGAGTGCCAGTGCAATGCATCAATGTCAGCTTGGGTAACCTTCGGGCCAAGAACCTTAAGTTCTGCGTCTGTAAATTTCTCGTTGAGTTCGAAGGAGCGTGTACCGTCTTTCTCGTCGGCACGAGCCTCCCGCTGGCGAATCTCCGGACGGTTCACCGAACGGTCGAGTTCATCGCGTATGTCGAACTGTGCTGCCAGCTTCAGTATCGCCTCATTGAAGCGTGAGCGGTCGTAGCCATTCTCGCGCATAAAGATGTCTATTGCATTTTCGCCACGACCTTCGCCGCCGAAGTCCGTGACCTGCCAAATCGCGCCATACCTTTTCGAGTTGAATTGTCGTAAAGAGGCCGACGGCGTACGCTCGTTGCGTATAGAGAAGTGCTTGTTCTTCTGGTGTACGCAGTCACGCGCCTGCGGATATATGGACAATATAATGTCCAAACCTCCGTTTGTTGCGTTTAATATTTGTTCTACTGTAATCATTTCGCTTGGGTTTATTCTCTGTGCAAAGATAGTGGCAACGCTTGATTGCCACAAAACACGATATCACACATTATTTTCGTTTTCGAAAGACATTGTCTCCAAAACACAGCGGAGCAATAAACTTGCTGAAAAAGGGGGCATCCCTAAGCTCAAGTGCGCCATCATCATCAAAAGTTACAGTGGGCCTTATCCGCGCATCAGAGTCCGGGCGAAAAGCCCAACCGTCTATCCACCAGGCGTAGTCCTTAAAGTCAAGAGGTTTGTCCTCAAAAGCCTCGCACTTACCATTTACACCAAGAAGGCAGCCATCTTTGTATTGTACGACACGAAAGTCCTTAGATAGCAGCATCATCTCCTTCAGATTATCGATATGCTTTATGTATTGTTCTATTGTTATCATATTCGCATTTCTCTATATTAATGTATTCAACATATTTGTTTTTAATTAGGCAAAAGCGTCCGTTAATGCAGTTGCGCTTATGCTTGCACGTGTCGCAGATCAGAACCACTTAGTAGTTGTTAAGACGTAAGACTCTAATGATATCGCGACAATGACTAACGCCACATTTGACCTTGATGCGCATGAGCTGCACTTTGACAGTATGTGCATTTTTGCCGAGCCGTTCGGCGATCTGCGTAAAAGTAAGCCCCTCGAGGTATAGATCGGCTATCTCTCGTTCGCATTTAGAGAGATTGACCATTGTCTTAGGGCGACATATCACTCGCTCGAACTCACACATGCCGCGTAGCGGGCATCGAACCTCTTCAAAGTGCAAGATATCGTGCTCGATGTCTTGAGTCAGTAGGTCGTGCTCGCCAAAGTTGCAGCGTATAAAACGTTCAACCATTTTGAAGGTATTACGGCGATATAGCTTAGCAAGTGCTGCGTATCCCTCTGGGAACCTCGTCTTGATGACATTGTGCAGCTCGTCAACAATATCGGTGTTGAACTTTGTGAGTCGTCTTGACTCTTCGCCAGGCTTCTTGTAGTAAACAAAGCCGTCAGGCGTAACGAAAAACTCCAAAGATTTTAATATCGCCATAAGTCCTCCTTTTTTATAGCCTCAGTGCAAGCCATGCGCTCGAGAGTATTAAGCTGGTAAGCTGCGACTCCAGATAGCTTACGTCGGATGGTGTTATAGTTCAAATCGTATGTAACCATCAGGTGTCTAAGGTATCTGCCTTTTTCTTTTTTTGAAAGGTTAGCAAAATAACCCTCCAGGTACAATGAATCGAAAATCTGTTCCATTTGCTTGTTTATATCGTTTTAAGTGTCTAACTTTGCTGCAAAGATATAAACAAAAATGGACTAATACCTACTTTGTTGAGATTTTAACCCTTAATAAAGTAGGATTTAACCTTTATTAAGTATGAGGTACGAAAATAATACGGTAAAAAGCGAAAGAGTGAGAGAACTGCTTGAGCGAGCAGGTATTAGTATTGGTGAGTTTAGTAAGAGTCTTTGGGGAGCCAAGACGCACAATACTATAACATACTTTGATGCTCGACCAGATGTCAAAGTCTCAACATTGGTGAGAATGGCTGAAGTCTTGGGATGTTCAATAGAGGATATCTTAATAAAGTCGGACGGTACGTCGGACGTACCTACTATAAACGGACACTATAATGTGGTTAATAGTAGCTATGTAAATACCGATGTGACGTCGTTAAAGGCTGAGGTAAAAGCTCTGAAAATGCTCATAGAGGAGAAGAACCAGCGCATAGAAGATTTAAAAAATGTCAATGCTGAACTTGGTGCGAGGCTTGACATGGTCCTGCAATATGGACAGAATAGAGACCATAAATAATACAATAATGTATAACCAACGCTATTGCCTCAAGAGGGTAGAATATATCAGCAATAGCAGCTCAATCCTGCCTCCGCAACTAATAACGACATAGCAAGTTGTAAAGCAACGAGTTATGTCGTTTTTTTATTTTATGCTGCGACAAATCTGCGACAAAGATTTTGTACTTTTGCAAATTGTATTGCAAAAGACTGAAATCATGAATCAAGGAAAGA